AGCCAGAGCCAGAGCCATCGCCAGAGCCATCGCCATAGCCATCGCCAGAGCCATAGCCATCGCCATAGCCATCGCCATCGCCATCGCCATAGCCATCGCCATCGCCAGAGCCATCGCCATAGCTTAATGACAGAAACAACTTGATTTTATCTTCTAACGTTTCCATGTAGCTACTTCTTCTATTGATTTGATTGCCTTGTCAGTACACGGGATAATCTCTATCACCTGCATCACAATCATCTGAGGAACGACAACTGTGAATTTGCATCTGCCAGGTGCTGACACACCATCAACGGCAAGTTGGTTCAATGATGCAGCACCGTCCCAATACCACAGTCTGCGGCAATCCTTGATTTCACACTCTACACCAGCTGGTGTATTCTCTTTGCTCACTAACGTTCCGAAGAACACTCCTGCGCGGTCTGCGCGGATGATAACTTTCTTTCCAATTAAATCCATAATTATTGATGTTTAATGTATATTATTATACCGAATGTTATATTTACGATTCATGTATTTCAGCAGTACCGTTGATACCTTTGTCATGTTCAGGATTTCTGGTATTCGAAAACATCCATCATCTTCGGCCTCGCCAAGAGTCATCGGACAAGCCTTTACGGTCTTAGTCCCTGTGAATTGTTTCATTGTGTTCATAACTTCACTCAACGACCGTAATCCTCAGACTGCCAGCCTTCTTCGTCTTTTTCAGATACTTCTTGTAGAGTTCGGGATTCTCAGCCTTGAAAGCCTTGCTGTCAAAGGTATCGCTTTCAGTAGGCAGAACACGGGTCAGTTTCACCCTGCTTCCAGTCCAAGACTTGATATTATGAGTTTCCATCAAGTCATAAAGCCCCTGCTTCAAGTCCTTCTGCCGTTCCTGCGCCGCCTTGACAGCCAACTCCAGACGCGCCACCTCAGACTCCACCTCCGCAAACTTCACGGGCAAATCTCCGTAGGTAGATGCAATGTCAAACACCTCGTCCTTGATGTCGCTCTCGATAAGCAGGTCAAGTTGCTCGTCTGCCCAAGGGGTAAGACTTTCAAAACGGAACCTGTCATCACGCAGCCACATAACATATATGCCAGCCACCTTCAAGTCAGGATTCAGTTTCTCAAACCACCGCTTGCAGATACTCTGCTGAAGCGTCACGTTGTCGATGTGCAGATCATAGGTGCGCTTGAAGTCCACGAGGATAATGCCGCCGTCGAGATTCATCATCACCTTGTCGATGGCGGTGGCATAGTGTTCCTCGTCACTCACCACATACTCAGTTGCAAGCACCGTAAGATGCTTCTCCTGCTTGATGCGGATATAACTCTGCAACTCAGGCAGGTCGCTCATGGCACCCAACTCGTCGTACAACTCTATCGTCTCGTGCATATTGCTCCCCTTGGCAGCGGCATTGGCAAGAATCTCCTGCCACTGCTCTTCGGTGTATGCGTCTGGCTTCTTGTAGGTGTCCGGATATGCTCGCTTGATAAGCGTCGATGTCACGCCCTTTAGTTCCTTGTCACCAAGCCAGTAGGTGTGATCCTCACTTCGAAATGTCACTGGCGACTTCTTCAATACTGGTATCTCCATATCTCTATGATTTTCCGTTGTTCATAATCTGGTCTTTCTTCGCAGTGATGGCACCGCTAAAACGTGCGTCCTGCTGCAACGACGGGTATTTGTTCCAAATTGCAAGTAAGGCATTTGTATCGTTACAAGCACCAATCTCACCCTGCACCTGCGCACCAAACATCACCTGCGGCTGTGCTATCGGCTGCTGAACAACTCCCTGCTGTGCCACATAACTCTGCTGCTCGTATTTCGTTTCATACTGCGATTTACTTGCATCGGCAGCGAAATACACATCAGCAGCAACACCCAAAGCCTTCATAGAAACGCTCAATGCGTCAGTAAGGCTCATCTTGAAACCTTCGTCATTGACGTAGGCACCACTTTTGCCGAGTTCAACAATCGTAGCACCTCCAGTACCAGGAATAGGCTCACTCCACTCTCCATCAACCTTGATATAAAGATTGATGTTGGTAAATGCCTTAACTTCCTGACCGTAAGCATCTTGCCACTGCTTGGTGATCTCGTACTTCCAACCGATGCCGCAAGGCCCGAAAGCCTCAGTCATGGCCTTTATCCTCCAGACAGGATTGATGTCTGACTTTCCTTTCAGCCTACCCGCAGCAATTGGTTTCAAAGCCTCCTGCGGAACTTTCCTCAGTTGCTCATAGAAGTGCAGTTTGTTATCCTGCACCCTTGTCTCTTTCTTCTCTGCCATAATAATATCGTTTTAAAGATTCTTCCTCCTCGCATACTCTGCCATCAACAGACTATCGACCTTGTTGTCATCAATCTTCTTACAACGCTCGTTCTTCCGCAGGTCAATATTCGGGAAAAGCCGACGGGCTGCATTGATTGACGTTGACTTGGTATCGACAACCTTCTGCCTGATATCCTTTCCAGCCCTCACGACAGTCTTATACGACACAATCATGTCCTGATTGTTCCAAATCTCCTGCTGCCACGTCTTTGGCTGAACCAGAGTGTAAGGGATCTCATTTGCAACAAGCAGACCTTTGAGTATGCCCTTTATCTCACCGAAATTGAATGTGGACTTTGCAGAACTTCCGAAAATAGCGTGTACGTCCTCAAGCACGGCTGTCACCTCCCATGAACGTTCCTTGACACTCTTCAGTATTCTGTTCAAGTCCAAGTCATCGTGTTCGTCGATTGAATAAAATTCTTTCTCTCCATTCGGGAATATGGCGGTTATAAAACCAACCGACCCCGGATCAATACCAATGAATGTTTTTTCCATATTATTACCTTATTATCTCTTTCATCATTTCACTGCACTTCTCCATCAAGCCAGATTTCCGATGACACCATTCATCGCAGCCTTCTCCACAAAAGAACGGACGGTGGCAACGATGTAGTTCAAGTCAAACCTGTCGTTCTCGTCGTAAATGATGTTGTCGGCAAAATCGGCTTTCTCCAGTTCTTTACAGGTGCCAATTAACCACGATTCAATTAAAAATGCCTTACCCATCTTCACAGACAGGCAAGGCCATAACAAAAAAAGTTTACCATATGAATAATACACAACATAATTTGGTGTCGGAGGCAGGTTTTTCACCACCTACAACGGGACTCGAATTATCTAATCGGGCTTTGAAAGGACTTTCTCAATTAATGCCCCGTAGCCGTATTGCCACGGGGCGCAACTGGACACATCACTTACCAATCAGGACCTCTATTTGTACCTGCACCCCAACCCAATGAGAAGCAGGCTATATCTCTTCGCCCTTTCGGGCTGATTCTCTTTCCATTCTATCTGATAGTCATTTCTGACCATCCACAATCGGATAATTTATTTTTTCGTCATCCGACGTGACCCCGTTTCGGTCCTAAGTGATAGTCACGGCAACCATCGTTGCTATATCACCCTCCTACTCCGAGGATTAGCCTTTATCCATAATGTCAAAGAACTCTCACCAGTAGTGTGTTGCACGTTCGCCAGACGTGTTCGTTCATCCCTTACGGCGATTCGGGTTCTTGCTGGATTTATATTCAGATGCTACTACATACCAATAGCTTTATTCATGCTTATCGGAACGACCTTGCTTGATGAAGCAAGATACTTGTCGTAGCCTTCACTCAACTTATTGGCATCGAAGTATATGCAGCTTTGTTTCTCTGTACCACGCTTCACATAGACAAAATAATCCTTAATATCTCGGACGGTACGCACTGACAGGCCAAGGATCTCTGCCGCTACCTTCGTATTCACCCAATGTGCTTCAGTATCCTTCCTGCGCAGTTCAGCCTGGGCCTTGGCATTAGCCATCATCCACTGCGGATTGCTCGCCTGGGCCTCAACGATGAATCTCGCCAGTCTTTTAAGTTCGTTGTCCGTCATCATAGGGATTTTTGTTTTTAGTTATTAACTTGTTGTGCACAGGACGTCATCCAAGCCACCCTGCACCGTAATGTCAGAATGGGGTGTACTCAATAGCCACGTTTACCTTTCCAGACTTAGAGAGGACTTCCGAAACGTCCCTCCAAAGGAGATTTCCTAAAATGCCCGCCTCGCATCCGCCGATAGCCATTTTCTTCAACTCCTGCCCCTCGTCATTGGCATCGTAATAATGTACCGTAACCCCCTTGTCGAACTGCTCGACCTCGATAGTAACTCTCTGTACCATAATTCTCTTTGTTATTGGTTAATAGACTGTCAGTCACTAAGACTTGTTCTTCCTTCTCACGTCATCTGGTCTTACAACCTCGATGGTAATGGTGTTGGTTTCCTTTTCGACACAAGTCGTGTATGTCATTCCGTCCGCTCTCGGATAGCGAGCCTTTGCCCTCGTCACGAGGTTCTTTACGGACTCGACCGCGGCATAATCAGGTAACGTAACCTTCAACCTCCCGTAAGCGCCAATGTTAATAATGTCCTCTGTTCCGACTTTATTTGCTGTCATTTTGATAATAAATTAAAATTTTACTTAAATCTGACCTTAAAAAGAACCAACTTACACAGGAAAACCTTATATTTGCAACGGTATTTACAACTG